TCGGTTACAAGTAATACACTTTGTATTCTTCTTTGCTTTATCACTAAACAATTGTGGATCTGTTGTGCCACAGTTAGGGCATAGTTTTTTAACAACTCTCATCTATTTCTTCCTTTTTCTAGTCTTATAACTTCAGCGTTAGCATAGTACTGTACTTTTTTAGCATCTCTTAACTGGTCACTATGTGAAGCCCTTCCTTTCCTATATACAGTACGAAAGATCTCCCCATCTTGAGCATTCATATTCTTATATGAGATAAGATCTTGTAGTTCTTTTGCATGGTTAGGCAGTTCATAATATGCAGCAGTAGAACCATCTGATTTGCTTTCAGAAGTAGTATCATAAGGGTCTACATATCTAACAGGTTTACTTACCCCGTTTGCTTCATCCCATTCTCTTTTTTTTCTGGCATTGTCTCTTTCAAAAGCTTCATCCCATTCTTCTGACGTAGAGTCATTCAGTTTCTTTGATTTGGTCATAGTCCCTCCATTCAGTAGGCAATGTGTCTGCGGTGTACCAGCGAAAATTTTTAGCCTTTGCCCATTCAGAGTGGCTACGCTTAGTACCATTTTTTCTTTTCTTAGCCATAGGCATAGGAAGATCAGGATTATCAAATAAAAATACTAATTCAGTATTAGCTGGTAGTACTTTTTTAATCCATACATACTTAGTGTATTCAGCGTGATCCCAGAATCTTCCTTTAGCTTCAATTAGTATTGTCTGCTCACCAAACTTCCTAACAAAGTCAGGTTCATACTTGTGTTCAATAACATAATTAACTTGATCACCATGATGTTGCCAGTGTTTTAATACTGTGCTGTGCAGCTTTCTTTCAAAGCCAGAGTCGTAACCTCCCTTAGATCTTGTTAGTTCAGGAGGACGTTTCTTTCTTTTACGTTGCATTAACTTCTACCTACTTGAGCGCAATAATTTTTAACATCTATTAAAGAAATAGTTTCAATAGGTTTTGTTTTAGCTAATTGCTTTAACACAGACTTCATACCTTTAGTAGACATTGTAAGTGCATAGCTCCCTCTTTCACTAGGAGCATACTCTGTTTTAGCCACAGAAGATTTATCAACCTTTGCTGCTTCTTTCTCTGATAGATGTTCTTTCAGTAAAGCCATTGAAAATTCTTCTGCTTTCTTACTAAACTTTTTAGCAGTTCTAGAATTCATAATGCAGTCATCTCCTCTACTTTAGGAAGTACAGCAATTCTTGTAAAGTGGCGTAAGCCATTAGCATATTTAAAAGATCTAAGACCTTGTCCTCCATTAGCATCTTGCCAACATATTGCTTTATGTTGACAGTACACACATCCTACAGCTAACTTCATGTTCCCTGACTTACCTTCAGGGACAGGCTCATAACATTTTTCAGGCATTACATCTTCTTGTAAAATACCTTTAATATTATTTATCCTAGTAATAGGATTAGGTTTTATTAGGTCACCCGGACTGTAGTAAGTTAATTCACCTGACTCTTTATTGACTGCTAAGAAACCTCCATTAGAAGATTTTTCAGCAGCTTCATAAGCAGATAGCTGCATCATGTAACCAAAAGGATCATTCTCATGGAGGGTGCCTTCAGCAAACTTTCTAAACGCAAAGCTTGAAGCAGTCTTTATATCAACTACCTCACCATTAATCTTACAGTCGATGTGTCCTTTGATTCCTTCAAGGTCTACTTCTTTTTGTTCATCAGTTACTTTGTTGTCAGTCATACGAACTAACATAAGAATAATTTCTTCTAATAAATGCCCATACAGAAACTTAATAAATGTTTGAGGTGCTATTCTTGAAGCAGTTTTTTCTTGTCTACTATCAAACCACATCTGTCTTAGGGGCTTACCTATGTTAGACATTCTTACAGAAAACTCAGAAGATGGTTTAGGGTTTGACCAGTGTCTGAGCGCATCCTTAACAGCTTCTCCTGTCCTTTCAATTTCTTCTTCTGACAGGTCAATAGGCCCATCATTAAGTTTATCTAATTTATTGTAGATGTCTTTTATTAGTAGACTATTCATTAGTGTGTATCACTCCAGTTATCACCTACTTTATATTCACCAGTTAAGGGGCAGTGTAAGTTTAAAGAGACACCTGCCTCTTCTATAGCTTCTACTCCTAACTGCCCAACATAATCTGCATCTTCTTCGACTACTTCTATCTGCCACTCATCATGTACGTTAGCTACAAAGTGTGCGTCATATACTGCTAGTTTGTTATTCAATATCACAAGAGCTTCTTTCATTACAATAGCTCCTGCTCCCTGCAGCAAAGCATTCAAAGCACTATGCTCACTTCTAATTTTTAACTTCCTACCGTCTAGTCCTTTGAGGCATCCATTTTTTTGGACAGTTCTTGATACTCTGTTTCTAAGATTTGCAAATGCAGGTAGATTATCGAAGAAAGATTTTCTAAGTTTTGCACCAGTGTCTTTGTTTCCTCCAGCCACTGACCCAAGCTTTTCATCTCCTGCCCCGTACAAAAGCGAATAGATGAATGTCTTTGCCTGATCTCTTGATTTAAGTCCTGCAAGTTTTTGGTTAGCTGTGTGGATATCTCCTGAGATAATTTCATTAATGTAATCCTCATCATTCATGTAGTGAGCCAGCATTCTTAACTCAAGCCCACTAGCATCTATACCAACTAACTTGTACTTATCTGGTACTCGCCAGCAACCCCTGAAAGCCTTACCATAGGGAACAGATACACTAGGAACCTGTGCCATGTTGGGACTACGATGTGTCATGCGTCCTGTTACAGTACCATTGTGAATCACATGACTGTGTACTCTGAACGTAGCTGAGTCAGCTTCTTTAATCCAAGAGTTAAGCTGAGTAATACGCTTTTGCAATAGGAAGTACTTCTGGATGTAAGCAGCTTCTGGTATATCAGTAATCTCCTCAAGTATTTTTTCATTTAAGATGACATTACCTTTCTTAGTAAACTTACGTGGTTTCCATCCAAAGTCTTTTAAGTACTCAATAAGCTGCTGCCTAGAAGAAATATTAAGTTCTTTAACTTCTGTTCGGACTACATGCTTAGTACCTGACTGCTGCATTTCAGCAAACTCAACATCACTTAGTCTTGTGCCTTCTCCATTTTCAGTTATTGCATTCCTTGCAGCACTACCATCTTTCTTGTACTTAGGGTACAGCTTGGTTTCTTTGTTCTTAGGTTTGAATACTTCGTGAATCCTTTTCTCAGTTTTAATAATTGCATTGCCTAACTCAGCGTGAATATCTCCTGCTTTATTAAAGTCTAATAAAAAACCATAGCGTTCTTGCTCACCTAAGATCTCAGCAACTTTATGCTCTAGGTCAATACACTGTCTGCTGAATCCTTTTGCTTCACTTCTAAGTTCATGGAATACCTTAGTGTTTAATTCCACATCTCTAATACAATACTTCAACATTTGCACTGAGTAATGACTGTAGTCATCAAACTCAATCTTAGGAAAGCCTAAAATCTTTCCCCAATCAGCAAGCTTATGACCTGACTCACGATCAGCACCAAACAATCTAGAAAGAACTAAGGTGTCTAGTATCTCTTTATCCCTAGCAAAGTAGGGATCGTCTAGTATTTTGCGTACACAAGGTATATCAAAGGTAAGGATGTTGTGACCTATTAAAGTGTCAGCAGTTTTAAGGTACTCCAAACCTTCTGCTAACTCACTAGGGCCAAACGAACGAATCTCTTCAGTGTCTACATCTTGAGCAACAATGCACCATATTTTTGTATACTGTAGCCCATCAGTTTCTACATCAAATACCAGCTTACTCATATCAATGACTCCTCATTACTCATTTGTAAATCACTGTCATCACATTCTGTTAGTCTACCTGTCACTGGATCATAAATAATATGACCTGCCTCGCCTACTTCACCAGAGTATCTGTTTTTCAGAACTCTGAGTCGTGTAGTTCTAGCTTGTACTTCATCTTCAGATTGTTGATTACGTTCTAAAGCAAGAACTGAGTCAGCTATTTGAGCAATTACATGAGATCCTCTAAGGTGAGATAGATTAACCTCTGCTCCATTCTCATGTCCCTTGTTGCCATCAAGCCTTCTCAAGTGAGACACAGTAACAATAGATATGTTTAGTTCTTCACATAGATCCCTGAACTTATGCATGATCTTGTTAATTTCAGCAGTCTCATTGTCTCCACCTGCAGCACTGATCATGTGGATGTGATCTATAAAGATCCACTTACACTCTGAACCTGCTGCCATGAACTTAACTCTATCGGCAATAGCAGAAAGATTGTTCTCGCCAAAGTGTTCGTACACCCATACCCTGTTTTTGTTTACACCTTCAAACAAAGCATCATGCCATTCACTGAGTCGATCTAGCTCGTAGGTATCCCTTATACTATCTTTCGATAGACGTTCATTAGCTTCAATAGACATCAGACCATCAATGGTTCGTTCATAGCTTTCTTCAAGCATGACGATACCTATGTTGTCTTCTGTTGTTTTAAGTAAGTGGTGTTGTAACTCTCTACATACAGCACTCTTACCTAACCCTGTTCCCGCCGTCAGTATCATTATTTCACCTTGACGTAAGCCTTCTAGCTTTTCATTAAGCCCTTGCCAAGGATAAGGTACAGATAGTTTAGTTGGACGTTCTAGGTATCGCTTCTTATGATCACTAACAGATACAAGACCACTAGGTGTATAGGTTTTAGCCCCATACCAAGCATCCTTAAATGCTTTTTGTTGTCCTGCCATGAGCATTTCATTGGCATCATTAAAGCCAGAAGGTAA